ATACAAGAAGGCAGTTTTAAATGGCACAAGACGATTCAAAATATACAAAGCCAGGTTTACGTGAATCGATTAAAAAGCGTGTGATGGCTGGCAGTAAAGGAGGTAAGCCTGGTCAGTGGTCTGCACGCAAAGCGCAGATGGTTGCTAGTGAGTATAAAAAGAAAGGCGGTGGCTATAAAGGTGGCCAGTCCAGCAAACAAAAAGATCTTAAAAAGTGGGGTAAAGAAGATTGGCAAACAAAAGATCAATACGAAAAGGGTAAGAAAGCAGCAGCTGCTGCCAAGAAACATAAGGAGAAAAAATAATGCCTATCTTTAATATTGCAGGCAAGTTTCTTAAAGACAATTGGGGAAAATTAGATCAAGCTGCAGGCGGACTGTTGCCAGGTGGTGGTGTTCCTATTCAGCCACAAATTTTAAATAGATTAGATCCAAATGTAAACCTTGCTTACCGATACATGACTGGTATGGGTGGAAAGGATTTAGAGCTACCAGATGACTTTAAAAAAGGTGCTGTAGATCTAGCTATTAGTTCAGGCCCTATGAATTTTACCGGGAACACAATTGAAGAAGCTCAACGTAATAAACGATTGGGTATTGGTACTCCTGTCAATTTAAATTCAGGAGAAATTTTACCGGGTGAAACACGAGCTGTTAATTCTTATAGAGCAGCAGGTATGTTAGCTCCTTATATCGATACGTTAGGCGGACCTTTTGGTGGCATACGTCCATTAGATCGAGAACGTGAAGCAGCACCATATCGATATAGCTTGGGACGTTATAACGTAACAGGAAATCCAGATTCATATACAGTTACCGATACATATGATTTAGCTAATGAATTTGAAAATCCTGAGCTATTAACTCCTGGCAGAAAACCATTGAAAGCTTTAGGTGCAACAGTGATGGGATTAGGAGATCCAAGTAGTCTTGTACGTGCGTTCTTATACGCAAGAGATCAGCCACCTAAACCCATCCCTTTGGAGTTTACAGTTCCTAGGTATTAATTATGTTTCATTTATTAGCTTGGATGATGAGCTGCTCTCAGTACCATAATGCTATTCAACGGCTTTATGCTGATCCTTATTTTCAACAGCCTCAATACCATGAAGTACGCAAAGATCTTCATGAGCTATTTAAAACAAAAACTTATCCTGAATGTCTAGAGTCGGAAGCGTAACATGGCAGACAAAGCAATACAATCAGACGGTACAACAAAGCGTTATCTTCCCAAGAAAGCATGGGCCAAGTTGTCACCAGAAGAACGAGATAAAACTGATGCTAAAAAACGTGCTGGTTCCAAGCAAGGCAAGCAGTTTGTAGCCAATACAGATAAAGCTAAGAAGGCTGGCAAGGCTGCTAGGATGTATAAACAAAAGGGCAAGAAGTAGTGGCTGAAGCAAGTAATCGCCTGAAGGAAATTATTGACGCTTATATTGAGCGCAATGGCGATGCTGAAGTCGATAGTGGCATTGTTTCGTCACACATTGCTCAGATGAAATTGTTTGGCATCCGCCAGGGTGTTGAGTTCTTTCCGTCGCAAGATAACTTTGGTCAGCAACGCGGAGACTTTATCAAGAAAGTTGCCAAATACAACAAACTAGATACACGTCTTGATTCAATCTGGGATTATTTCTTATGTGATGGGAAAGGACTTTTCTACATCCGACCTACTGAAAACAATTATCGTCTCTATTATTTTCGTAACTACGAGTATCGCTCTTATTACAATGTCGATGGCGAACTAGAAGAAGTCGTCATTATTTATAGCTATAAAGTAAAACAAAATGCAGGTGCTGCTGTTGGTGATAATGGCCTTGGTGGCATTGAAATGGGGCAACTCACTGGCACTAATTATGCGCCAAAAGAAACGCCAGGTCGCAAGAAATATATTCGACTTTCAATCAAGCCATTAGAGATTGAAGAAACTCACTCTGATGGTGAGATGTCATTTGAAAACATCACAACAACAATTCCAGGTAAGTCAAATAAATTTCCAAACGAATTAGGTTACATTCCTTGCGTTGAGATTTTTAATAATCCAAAGGGCTTTTCAATGGAAGGCTCTGGTGAGTTTGATCAGTTTTCTAGTCAGATCTGTTTGCATGATGAGCTGGTACGCACCATGCGTAAAAACTTACAGTTCTTTGGTAATCCCACACTGCTGTCGTCTCGTCCTAAGACTGACTTGATTGAGAGTGGAAGTGATGGTTCTGTGCAGCGTCCGTCGATTGCAGCCAACTCTGGTTTTGGTAGTATGTCGCCGATGTCGTCTTCTACATTTAAACAAGATCCTATCTCTCGCAGCAGTATTGATGGCAGCATTCGAGTGCCACGAGTTATTGCAAACTTAGAACCAAATGATCGTGTTGGTTATATCGTTCCCGATGCAATCTCTGGTGATCAGAACGCATTCGTGAGACAATTCCGAGAAGAGATTAGAACAGCTTTAGGTGGTGTAGATGAACTCTCAATCAGTGCAGGTGTTACTGCTACCGAGTATAAAAGTTTGTTTGGTCGTGTGGCGGCCACAAGTAAAAAGAAAGCGAATGCGATCTATGAACATGGGATTTGCCGATGTTTAGAACTCATTATCTTCATGGAAGAAACGATGTTCAAAGATACCTTAGCGTTGGCTGCTGGTATTGAGAAACCGTTAACTCCTTCAGATACTGCGTCTGAGCAAGAAAAAGCTGCTTATCAACAAGCCTTGCGACAGTTTGAAGGTCAAATGAAGCAGTTGATGCAGGCTTTAATTCAAGCGCAGATGGTTCCGCCTGGTGTTAAAGGTTTAATTCCTGACGGAGATGTCACTGTTAATTGGCGTTGGTTAGGCCCTGTTTATGAAGAATCAACTCAAGATATTTTGAACAATTCAATTGTTGTTCGTAACTTACAAGAGCTTGGAGTTGATAGTATAGAAGCATTGAAGTATCTTTTCCCATCCAAAACGGATGAGGAAAGAGCGGAAATGCTTTCAGGCTTTCCCTTCAGAATGGTCGGTGAATTGCAAGGGGCTTATAACAAGTTCTCTTCGTTGGTTGCGGGAATGATGCAGACCCCACATCCACAAGCGCCGGACCTGCCAATGGCTGCAGATCCACGCTTGGACCTCACTCCCTATCTGTATCGAACTCTTGAAGCATTACAAAAGGAGATGAGTTATGCAGGACGCTACCGTCCAATCGATCCCACAGACGAGCCAACCGTCCGTGGCCCCAAGCAGCTACGTAACAGCAGCACCCCAGCCATCAGCCCCGGTTCAAACGAGCCAAGCGGGGGTGGCTTACCCGCAGGCGGTGCCCCAGGCAGCACCTCAGGCAGCCCCCAATTACCAATCAAACCCGTCAGCATTCGTCCCCCCTTCCCCGGCAGCCCCCCAGGCGAATCCGTGGGAGTCGGCCTTCAGCCAGGTGGTGGGTCTACTGGGCCAGCAGACCTCCCCATCCCAGGCAGCACCATCACCGGTCCAGGCTCCGGCAGCGAGTCCGTATACCCAGGGCAACTGGGAGTCTCAGGTGCCTCCTCAGTACCAACAGACCTCGGTTCCATCGGCAGCCCCGACTTGGCAACAAAGCCAGACATCCTCGCCCAACTCTTCCCAAACCTACTCGGTCAGCTCCTTGGAGGACGTGGCCCAGGTTCTGGATTGGAGTCCGGAAAGCCGGATGGTAGTGGCGAACTACGGGACGGAAGCTCCGGCGATTCTAAACCAGTACGCTCTAAATCTGGAAGGAATGCTCGATAGTGCTGTCTCCTGGGGAGATCAAGCACAAAAGCTTCTGATGGGTTATGCAGGTTTTGCTGTTAATGAGCACAAAGAGAATCTTGCGTACAACGAAATCCTGACCAATCCTGATGTTCTGAGTGATTACACTCTGGAATTCTTTGGTCCTCAAGGTCCGTACCCTGTGTACGAATCTCAACAGGAACTGGAAACCCCTGGTTATCCGACTGCTCCGGTTGGTCAGCAAGGTTCTGTCGTCCCTGGTCTGCCTGCTCCCCCGCAACAGGAAGCTCCTCAGCAGCCTCAAGATTTCTGGGGTGCCTTTAAGCAGCAGATGGATTATGACCCGACCCAAGCTTGGCGCATTGTGAACCAAGCTGATCCCCGTGTCATGGCTAACAAATTATTCGTAATGGAGTGATCTCATGCTTGCAGGTAAATACATTCGTGGAATTGCGAATAGTCCTGTAGGTTCTGCTGTGGCTGGCGGCGCTGCTGCCGCTGGCCTTTCTGCTCTAGGCAATGTGGGTTCTGATAAACCAGGCGACCGTATTGCATTGGAAGCATTAGGTGCAGCTGGTTTGGGAGCCTTAGCTGGATCACAAATTCCAGCACGCTCAAAAATGTATAGCAAAGCTAATGCAGAAGGCGGTGGACGTGTAGTTGCAGAACAAATTGCAAATGATCCGAGCATTCCCAACGAACAAAAAGTTCGAGGTATTAAGAATGTTCAACGAGTAGTAAAAGCAACACCTCCTCTTGCTGGAGCACTTTCAGCTGGAACAGTTGCCTTAGGTGGTGCTGTCGGCGGTCAAATTGGTGGCGGCGTTGCAAACTTGATGGGAATTGATCCAGAAAATTATGGTTCAAATAACACCATGGGTGCTCGTTACAGCATGCAAGGTTACGTATAAAATAAGTCACTGCTAAAATTTATAGTAGATAGGCTTAGACCGAATCTCCAGATCCTTTTTACCTTTATATCCAGAGGATAGAAGATGTTTTTAGACAACGATTTTCCTAAAATCCTAGGTGCGGAATTATACCGTCCGCATCCAGCTTACATTTGTGAAATGGCTGTTGAGCCTGTGGTCGTTCACGACTTCACCTCCCAGCCTGGCCAAACGGTCCAGCTTGATCGCTACAAGTTTTGGGGGTCGCCTGGCACAAAGGATAGCCGTGAGCGTATCTCTGATCAAACGATTGGTACTGCTAACAGCCGCAACATCACAAAAGAGAAGGTGTTGGTTGTGCTGAAAGAGTACACCGGCCCTGCAGACCCGGCTGATCCTACCCAGCCCTCTACGTTCAAAATTGCTCGGGAGACCCTGATCACCGCGCAGCGCCTGCTGCTTGACACGGGCAACCTGAACATGTTCCACCAGAGCATCGGCAGCTTGACCCTGTTGGATGACTACCGCCGTTGGCGTGACCGCGTCTTTATTGACGAACTTGCTAAAGCTGAAGCACAGGGCAAAGCTAGCACTACTCAGGGTGGTTACTACTTTGCTGGTGACAAAGAAAAAGACGCACAAGGCCGCGTTTCTTATACCGGCGCTGAGTACACCGCTCAGGTGCAGCAGTTCTCCGTCCGCACCGACCTTCTGGAGGTTGTGAAGGATCTGCGTAAGCGCAACGTGCCCACATTTGCTGACGGTCTGTATCGCTGCATCTGTGACCCCGTGTTCATGATGCATCTGCGTCGTGACGAAGACTTCCGTGAGATCGCCCGCTACAGCGGCAATCCCGGCCAAGGCATGTACATGGCTAACCCCATGATGCCTAACAACACCAGCTTCTATATGGGTCCCCAGGCTGGTCAGGGCTACTTCCTGGCTGGTGAGCCTGTGATGCCGACTGGTGTGCAATTTGAAGGCGTCAAGTTCTTCGAATCTACGAACTTCCCGACCAAGACTGTTAACGCTTCTTTCGATGATGGCGCTAACTATGCTGACGAAGAAGTCGCACAAGGTTTCTTCTTTGGTCCTCAAGCCATCGGTATTGGCATCGGCGGTCCTAACGCTCAGGTGTTAATTAACAACAACGATGACTTCTCAAGGTTCATCATTCTTATCTGGCAACTGTACGCAGGATTTGAAGTCCTGAATAAGGATTTCATCACGAATTCCTTCAGCTTCGTTTCTGACGACGGCGTCGTTTGATAACAATTAACGTCCACACATACACTTTCAAGTAAATGGCATATTTATCTGCTAAGAAGATCTATCCCGCCGACATGGCGGAACCGCTTAACGGCTGGTATCAAAATATCAGTACCACTGGCGGCACCTTAAATAATGCTTCCAAGGCTGGCCCGACTTCTGTTCTGGCCACCCCTGGTTGGCGTTATTTCCAACAACGCGGCTACGTGCCTGTTACCAACGCCACTGGCGATGGTTACGTTACGACCGCTGACGTTATCATTCCTTCCCCTTACAAGAATGATGACACCCGCGTCAATATCACCGGCATGACCGTGACGGCTGATACGACCATCCCTGCTTATGCCTATCGCGCAACCATTTCGGTTGCCTCTGGCTGGGGTGACGGTCGCATCGCTTCTGAGCTGGTGACCTCTGGTACTACTCAAGTTGTGAGCTTTGCTCCTGGTACTGCCACCGCTCCTGAGTCTGCATCAGGTGTGGTTGACGCAGCTAGCCTGGAAGCTGCCGCTGGCAGCATTGTTGCTGGTACTGCTGGTTATGGTCTTTGCCCTCTCGCCTCTGGTGTTGAGTACAAAGAGATCACTGCTGACACCACCTATCGCGTCTACTCAACGACTGCTACCAACTCCACCACGACCAATGGTGGCTGGGCAATCTCTGATGCTGATAAGGCTGCTGGCAATACCGGCTACATCTTGGTTGAACTGTGCTACATCCAGCCTGACGTGGCTATGGAGTACGATGACATCGAGCAGTACATTCCTTATAAGATTGCATCTAACTACCCTGGTTATTGATAATTAGGGTAATATGGGGTCAGTGAATATTACTGGCCCCGATGCTATATCAGCATAAAAAAACTGGCACAAGAGTTAAAGTTGTTAGTCAGTGGGATGATGGCGATTGGTTCATGGTTGAAGACCAGGACGGTCGCATTTTTACTGTGTATCACACAGAGATTGAAAAAGACGATCAAGCAACTAGAAAGGTTAAAACTCTTCAAGTTAAAGATGCAGCGTCTGGTGAAGAACCTCGTAAGTTTCCTACCGACACTCGTTTAAATATCAATGCAGCAACACCCCAAATGATTTCAGATCATATTAAGGGCATTGGCATGAAGACAGCAAAAGATATTAAAGATCTCCAAACGTCACTTTCTGGAGAACGGTTTCACAGTTTGGAGCAATTAAGACAAATCAAACGAGTGGATTGGGATTCTGTTTTTTCTGCAGATCTTATTCGTGTTTAAGGCCCCAGGGCCTTTTTTATTGACACAGTTTAGAATGAATGGATAAGCCTGGTGCGCAGTGCAATTATCCACTTTTGATAAAAGCAGAGTCAGGTATCACTTGGGTTACTACGTTGTTAGTGTCCCTGCTGGTGATTATGCACGTCTTGAAGAAGCAATGAATTCTGTACCGGATTCATTGTTTCATGACAAGATTATTACGCAAATCAATCGTTGTGATGCAGCTGAGAAAAAGACGCAATTAGCATCTTCTGATCCTACATTTACTCCTCCTAGCACTAGGGTAGAAGGCATCTTAGGTGACGTTGATCGTACGATTCGATCAAGTAACGTTCGAGATGCTTTACGCCTATGGAATGATGTGTACTTGTATGAGACAAATCGTCTTGCACAAATACTATACGTTCCAAACTATAAGGATGAAATGCAAGCACGCTATCGCTATGAGCGATCTGGCGCTGAATTTATTCAAGCACTACCTGGCCCAGCTGACGTTTCTGTTGGCAGCAATATTGTTCTCCACCGCTCTTATCGATAATGGCTTACGGAATTAATGCATTGGCTGGACGACTGCTGAACCCTTTGCTTCGAGCAGGACAACGTGTTCTGCCTAAAGCTAGTCCACGCTTTGCACCAGCTTCAATGCTGGATACAATTACCAATCCAAAAACTTATAGTGGATTAGCTGACGATGCAACAGAGGCATTAGGACAGTTACTTCCTAAACAGTTTAGGGGAGCGGGCTTTCAAAATGTTCCTACTAATGCTTTAAATGCTTTAGATGATTTAAGAAGCCTTCCTGCAGGGCCAATCAAAGAGATGGCTCAGCGTAAAGCTGCACAACAGTTTTCTAAAGCAGCAGGTTCTGGAACAGTACGTATTCCTGTAATTCCAACAGGTGGTCAGCGTGTTGTGCCTGGCACCGTAACGATGCTCGATGATGTTGTTAAAGGTAG